GTCGCTCAACTGGGAAGAAGCCTGATGCTCAACGGATCGCCCCTCAATGCCGGGCCGCTCAACAGCCTGCCGGGCGGTGCTGCCGAGCCCGAGTACGTGGTGCGTGGCCAGTCGTTCGTGTGGGCGCTGCGCCTGCTGGTGGCTGGGGTGGACGTCACCTCCCAGCTCACCGGTACCGTCACCGTCGACCGGGAGGAGGGTGCCGCCGGCATCGCCGGTTTTGACCTGTTCATTGCGCCCGGTACGCCTGTCGCGCCCCCGGACTGGAAGGGCCGGGCCGTCACCATCGACTACATCAGCACCGCCAAGGGCGAGACGACCGAGACGCGGCGCTACACCGGCAGCATCAGCCAGGCCGCATGGAACCCCGTCAGCCGCGTACTGAGCTGCGAATGCTCCGACCAGCTGCAGCAGCGGGTAGAGGCCTTGAGCGTCGCGGACATCGATGCGCTGGTCGGCGGCTACTGGTCGGCGGACGTGTTCGAGCCCGTCGAGGGTCGTAGCCATTGGGACTATGCCCTGGAGCGGCTGGGCACTCGCCCGGCCAGCCTCGACTGCTCGCCCACTGGCCAACTGCGTGTCACCAGCTGGTACGCCACGTCGCCACACTTCGTGTTCGGCCCAGGCACCACGCTGTATCAGTCCGTCGAGCTGCAGCAGGCCGACCTTGATCGCACCACCAACCGTATCGAGATCGAGTTCAGCTACCGCTACAGCCGGCTCTGGCAGCGCAACAAGAACTACAGCTGGGTCTCGCCCGAAACGGACGGCTCGACCGGCATCGGTGGGTTCTGCAACTGGCGGCGCAACAGTCACGAACTGCCCAACAAGGAAATGATCGCCGACGCCGCATCCAGCAACGGCGAAACCCTGCTTAGCCCGGTCTACTACGATCTGCCGCCGACCATGGCGGACCCCTGCCTGGACGGCAGCCCCTGGATCAACAACGAGGAGGGCTTGCTGCTCGGCGTGAGCTGGATCGGCGCACGGCGCTGGGTGCAGACCGTGACCGAGACCTATCGTCTTACCTTGGCCACATCGGCAGGCGAGGGCGAGCAGTCGCGCATCGTCCAGCGTGCCGGCTACACCGTCGACATCGAGGATGACCGTGCCGAAGAGTGGACGGACGAGCCCATTCTCGGCGGTAACAGCGGATTCAGCGACCTCGATGACGGCGTCCGGCGCGATGAGGCGTTGACGGTGGCGTTGCGCACCGGACAGACGGAGATCATCGCCGCCCACCGCGAAACCACGCTGAACTGGCAGGTGCCCACCAGCCTGGCGCTGGGTATCGATCTGATCCACACGCTGGAGTTGGCCGACCAGGGCGCGCATGCGGTGGGCAAGTGCCGGCGCATCGTGGATTCGTTCGATCTCGGTTCCGGCCAGGCGATTACCACCATCAGCATCGCCGTGATGCGCGGTGGCGGTGTGAGCGACCCGCTGACCTTGCCGCCTCGGCTCGGTGCCGGCGGCAACGGGGGTGGCGATGACGGCGAGAACGGCTATGCCAACAACCTCCCCACGCAGCTGGGCGGTCGCCTTACCTCGCCGCCCTATGACGAGGCCTTGGACGGCTTCGCCGGCAACTACTCAACCACCGCGCCGGGCGCCGAGATGTACCCGCGGCGGATCGATGCCGTGACCGACGAGATACCGGCCGAGGACCGCGACGAGCGGCAGCTTTCCAGCGACACGCTCTACCGCGTCGGCATCCCGAACAACACCCTGGAGCTCTGATGAGATACGTCAACAACTACCGCGAGGCGATCGAGCTCGCGGCCGGGGCGACGAACGCCGCCTTGTCACTGCCGGATGGCGAATACCGGCTGACACTCACCAGCGCTGAGGGCGATCGCTGGGAAATCGTCGACGCCGCGGTGACCGGTGGTGCCGCCGCGCTCACGCGCGCGCAGGAGGGCACGGCTGATCAGGACTGGCCGGCCGGCAGCAGCATCTACTGCGCCGTCACGGCGGGGCAGCTCAACGATCTGCTGGTGCGGGTCGAGGCACTGGAAGGCGGCGCGGTACCCAATGGCGCGCTTACCAACAACGCTGGCGCGGTTCTCACCGATGCCGCCGGCAACATCTTGACCATAGGAGCATAACGATGGCGACAGTCCAGCATGTATATCGAGGCGTAGGGGACCCGAACGGTGTCATCACGGACGCCGAGGTTGGCTCCCACTACATCGATGACGCTTCATACGGTGCCTGGCTTGCCACATATGTGGATGGCGGCCAGACGTATTGGACGTATCAGCAGGATGGTGGCGTTTATCTCTCGGGCCCCGGCGAGATCCGGCAGTACAGCGAGTCGTACTTTGGCTCCGAAGTCGTGCTGGCCGGCGTAACGCTGAGCGTTACCGGCGCCTCGAACAACCTCTTTGCCAACGTCCAAATGCAGATGCAAGGCGGCGATGCCACCTTCGTCACTGAAGAAGATTCACTGGTTGAGGTGCGCCCCATCTATGGGGGGACTGGGCGTGTTGTGCTGGTCACGCCGGTGATGCAGCCAATCAGCCCGATCTGACGGAGACAGCCGTGGCCACACTACAGCAGCAGCGACAAGCGATCGCCGCCGGCATGGCGGCCAGCCGAGCACCAACCGGGCAAGCCCAGCGGCAAGCCGCCGGCCAGGCGATGGAAAGTAATCGCCGTGGCATTGCCGATGCCAACTACCTGCAGCGGACCGGCCAGCAGGTTGCAAATGACATCAATCGCCTCACCGCCCCCCGTCCGCCTCGCAAAACGTTGCGGCCGGTCGAGCCCGTTGGCGCGTTACCGCCCTCGCACGGCCGAGGGGAGTACAAGGCGCCGCCCGCGACCGGCGCTGGAATCGCCGGCCCCCTGCAGGAAACGTCGCGCACCTACGCCGCCGAGCCCGAGTTCATTGAGTCGATTGATGGCCGCGGCTACTGGCGCGTCCGTCGTGTAGAGAGCATCACCATGGTAGACGCCAACGGCAACGAGGTCGTCTTAAGCTACCTGCAGGCACCCCCAATCATATGAGCTGCGAATCGAACTGGCCTTCCCCGCTGTGGATCGAAGCCTTTGACCCATACCCATGGCATGGGCTCGTGTATTCGACCGGGGGAGAGTTGATGCTGCAGCCGAGCCAGGGCCGGCCGCCGCTACCCCTTCCGCCTGTGCCCCCGGATTACTACGAGCGCCTGTCGCATGTTACCGACCCCGCTCTGTGGGATATCGGCAACCCTGACCCGCCGTATTCGCAGTGCCTGTTCGACGCAGGCGCCGAATCCCTGGGTCGCTGCTTGCTTGAGGTCTCCGCGCCGGAAACACGGATTGCAGGCGTGACCCGGCGGCTGCTGGTGAGATGGATGCGCGACAAGCCGGGCGAGCTGCTCATGACTGAAGGGGGTGTAGAGGTCGGCTCCGCGCCGTTCGATCAGGCGACGATGCTCGATGGCGCTGAGGTCCTGATAAATCCGGTCGACGGGTCGGACGTCAGTCCGGTGGTCAGGATGGACCAGATTGACCGGTCGCCGGACGGTAGGCGCAGGCTTCTGGCGGCAATGGGCTTTTACTCGCTCAACGGCCAGAACTACAACTTTATCGCCGGTATCGTCGTGGCCACCATTGGAGAAAGCGAAGAGGGTGCGCTGACACTGAGTTGCGAGGTTGAGGCAACCGCACTGGATTGCCTGGGCTCGTTCAGCTATGAGCGCGACTCAAGCCGTAGTTCGGCCAGCCTCAACCCTACCAATGGCAACCTCGAACTGGTGCCGATACCGGCTGACTACTCGACCGGGGCTGGGCTGTACCCATTCCCCCACGTAGGTTCGATGGCAGAGGAGACCAAGCGGCTCGGGCGTGTCCTTGGAGGGTGGCTTACTCCAACCGGCGTTGAGCTGGTGCGTTGCGATTACACCCGCAGGATACGCCAGGCATCAGACCCGGCCGGTTCTCATGCTGAGAAGTGGGACCTGTCTGACACCAGCTACACTCATCAGATCTGGCGGGTCGATTACACACGTGAGCGTGAACACACCGTGCGGCTCTACACCGGAACGGCAGAGGTGGAGCTGAGCGGTCGAGAGGACCGCGCCCGGCGAGCGGCGGTCGAGAGCGATGGCATATTCGGCCCGCCCATCTACGCGGGCAGCGTCGAATATTCTGACTCCGAGAGCGTGCCAAGCATTGGCAGTTCCTCCAGTGAGTCAGTCGAGACCGGCGACGCGATCGTGGACGACTTTGCGCGGCTTACATCGATCACTGCTACCGCTCCGCCGGATACATCGAAGCCCCACGCACCCGAGCCGCCAACATTCGGCAGCAGCGTGGCCGTCAGCGTGACCACCAATTGCCAAAAGGCCAGGGCATTGATTGGCCGTACGGACACCCAGCGGTACATGACAGGAGCATTGACGCCGGTCGGCCTGGCTGGTGCGCTGACGGCCGCTGGGCTCGATGCGCCCATCGTTGCGTTGTTCAACCCTTTGACGCTCGCCACCGAGCGCTCTGTCGACCACCCGACCAAGCAACTACGCGGCCTCGTCTGACGGACACGGCCAAGCAGAGCCCACTCCGGTGGGCTTTTTTACGCCCGGAGCAATCATGCAGCCAGCAAAACTCGATCTGCACATCGTGCAGGGCGCGACCCTGCGCGACACCCTGCGGCTGATGCAGCCGCGCCTGGAGTACCGGCCCATCACTGCCATCGGCGGGTCACCGGTGCGCCTCACCGTCGACCATGGCCTGCCGGGCAACTGGCTCGCCTGGGTGGAGGGCGCGACTGGCCTGCAGGGCCTCAACCGCTCCACCCGCGAGCGCCCGCACCGTGTCACGGTGATCGACGAGTCGACGCTGGAGATCAACGCGCTCTCCGCGTTCGGTCTGGCGCCCAGCGGCGGGCAGCTGATCTACAAGCCGCCCGTTGACCTTACCGGCGCCACGGCCCGCATGCAGATCCGCGCCGGCATTGGCGGTGCGCTGCTGCTGGAGCTGACCACCGAGAACGGCGGCCTGACCATCACCGGCCCCGGCACGCTGGTGCGCACCCTCAGCGCCGCGCAAACAGCCGCGCTCACCTGGACCGAAGGCGTGTACGACCTCGAGGTCGAGTACGCCGATGGCACCGTGCAGCGCTACCTGCAGGGCAAGGTCACCGTCAGCCGCGAGGTGACCACATGACCGTCGCCATCTGCGGTGATCCCGAGGTGCTGGTCATCGAGGCCGGCGCCGAATACGCCGTGGCGCTGGAGCCGGAGGCCGAGACGCTGGTCGTCACCGCCGGCGAGCAAGGCCCGCCCGGGCGCAACGGCACGGATGGCGCCGCCATCAGCCCCGACCCCGACAACCAACTGACCAACAGGCCCAATGGCCTGTACGTCCCCCCGCAGTCGTGGGAAATCAACCACTGGTAAACAGGAGGCCACATGGCCCAGGTCAAGTTCTACAAGGT